ATTATTTTAAACAGTGAGGAATATTATAAACATGTTCAGAATCTTTACTGGATTGCAAATGGAGGCGCTGAGGCACATTACCCTAATGCAATTGTGGTTGAAGCTGCATTGAAGCCAGACAAGGCTCAGAAACATATTTATGTTGCAAAATTAAATGGAACAAAACCAGATAATTTTAACAATGATTTCACATGTACAAGCGGGGCTTGTAAGCCAGTTAGTGAAAAAATGCTATTACCATTGGTAAAGCATTATGGAAATGTAAAAAATAGTCCATATTTTACGAAAGATTGCCCACAATTTAAGAATGCATTGGGTATGTTTGATGATATTTTAGTTAATAATTGTAATGATATTATGGGAAACACAATGTCTTCTTTAGGAGTTGAAATACCAAAAGAGGTAACAAATCCTCTAATGAAAAAAGTACTTGCGCATACTAATATATATTGTCACCAGCATAACTATGGTAAAGAGAGCGAATGGCGTACTGTGAATGGTGACAAAGGACCTTATCCTGCAACTGGTAAGGGTTGGTGTACATTTGGACCTTCAACATGGTACGCATTTTCAGATGTGAATGAAGGAGAGAAGCCAAAACCTGGAAGTAAGCATGATTTGCGCTTCTATCCAGGCCCAGAAACAGCAACACATGAAAATACAACGCTAGGAAATTACGGATTCAAATTGATATGGCATGGTACTATTGCACAAGCATTGAGACTTCCTACATCTAGTTTTAAACCAGGTGATATAAGCACACAGTATTATAAAACAACAGATGGAAAAAATTCTGCTCATGGTTGTATGTTCACAGGAAAAGATTGGAGAAGTGATTTTGTACAAAGAACTATAATGGCAAACACAAAATTTACTGATAGAGATGGAGAGTATTCAGTTTGTATTTGGAGAAACCCAGAATATCAATAATTTCCTTAAAGATTTTGAATTTTAACTTTTTTTGTATATATTTGCAAAAAAGTGTTAAGATATGAGGACATTAGGATACATTGTAGTAGGTAAAAAGCTTGATAATATAGAGGGTTTTGTAGAACAGGTTCATGATATTTCTGAGGCTGATTCTACAAAACCTATTCTTATTGTTGGCTGGAATAATGCAAAGCAATATGAGGGGTATAATATATTGAACAGGGAACTTTCAAAGGGTATTTTCTGGACTTTCAGCAAGTCTGAAAACAGGTTTGAATTTGAAAATGACCTTAAGAAGTTCTATAAGTATATTATAGATTATATATTAAATAATATTAATTATTATTATATTAATATTTATAAATTAAAATATAATAAATTAAAAGAATTATATAATATCTTTATTTCTAAAAACAGAAGGGATATTTATATAAGTAGGGATATGATGTATACCGTCCTTGATGGAAAGATATTAGGTGTTTCGTTTCAACAACTTGAATATTGTGGAATTAAGCGTGAGAAGGTTATCGACAAAATCAAGATAAATAAAAAAGATGGAATAATATACGACACATCTAAGGACATCATCAAATTAGGACGTTTCCTAGACAATAAAAAGTATGTAATTCCATACTTTGTATAGTTATCTTTTTAAAATGGCAACAAATGGAATAATAATTGGAACATTCGTAAAGAAAAACAAAATACTTTCATTTCTTGAGGTATTGATGATGGTTTACAAAATAAACCTTGATAAAGTGTTTGTATATAAAATTGATACCAATGATTTTGAATATCTTGTAACATTTAAAACGTTCGATAAAGACAAATTCATAAATAATTTACCGAATGCTACTGTTATGCACGTAAAGAACGGATGCTTGTTTTCCATTAATGCTCTTAATAAGTTAATTGAATCCAATAAGAAAGAAGATACTCCTAATAATGAGTATATATTGGATTGGAATGAATATAAGAATAAGTTAATTATCTTAACACACGGTGAACTTGCTATATCCAATTTAACTAAAGTGGAAGATAAATCAGAGTTTTTCAAGTAATCTGATATTTATAGTAAAATAAAAGGATTATGGCACGTTTTATAATTAAGCATATTAACAACATGAAGCCTCAGTTTTCAGAGGTTGCGAAAAATAATGTAAATGAAAATAAAAGCGTTATGACAACAGACGAGAAAATTGCTATGGCACAGAGCGTACTTAGCGGTGCTAATGCAGCTCCAGTAAAGAGAGTAAAGAAAGACAAAGGTTTAATTGAGAGAACTGAGAGTTCTAAGACTATTCTTACAGAGGACAATAAAGAGCTTTTGAACGATTAATATAAAATGACTAACATTAAGTATCTTAAAGAGAATAATCTATATGAGGCACATGAGCACTTCATGCGCCTCAGTGAAGCATATATACCAACCTTTCCAGAAGAAGAGCTGGAAGAGGCAGGTGATGAACAAGACCCAATGGGTGGTGGTGCTCCAGGTGCTGACCCAATGATGGGTGGTGGTGACCCAAACGCTATGGGTGGTGCTCCAGGTGCTGACCCTATGGCAGGAGGAGACCCAAACGCTATGGGTGGTGACCCAATGGCTGGTGGTGCTCCAGGCGCTGACCCTATGGCAGGAGGAGACCCAAACGCTATGGGTGGTGCTCCAGGTACTGACCCTATGGCAGGAGGAGACCCAAACGCTATGGGTGGTGAAGACCCAATGGCTGGTGGCCCAGATGATATGGGAGGTGAAGACCCACTAGAAGATTCAGAGCCAGAGGATAATGGTGATACAATTGATATTGACGGACTTACACAGGCAGAGGATAAGCTTAATGTTAAACAGAATCAAATAGGTAGAGACTTATCAAAAGTTGATGACAGAATTTCTTCATTGATAGACACAATAGGAAAACTTCAGACAGCACTTGATAGTAATAATAGCGAACTTGAGGCATTGAAAGCTGAGTTTGAGAAGAGAAACCCAACCCAGACTGAGAAGCTTAACCTTCGTTCATTAGATTCTTATCCTTTTAATGTGAAACCAACTGATTATTGGGCAGATAAAGCAGCACAAGGTGGTTATGAGGCTGTAGCAGATAATGATGAGCCAACAACTCAGGAATATGTAATCACAAACGATGATGTAGATAACCCAGCAAAGGATATTGCAGACACATTCTTTAAGATTGATGACGATGATATCCAGACTCTTGATAAATTATTCGGCTTATAATGAAAAAGATAACATTAAAAGAAGAATCATATAAGAAACTACTTAATGAAATTGGATATGGAAATGATGATTTAACAAATTTATCCAGTGAGCTTAAGTATAGTATAGATGATGCTTTACAGGTTGTTAGAGACCATATGATTATGTGTAATAGACTTCAACAGAAGCCTAACCCTAATGTGGTACAGATTGATGAACATCTTAATGCAATTGTGAAGCTTATTGAATCTATTGGAAACGATAGCATGGTTTAAAATATACAGGATTTATCCCCAAAATATTTTTTTTCATTTTGGGGAAAATTTTTATCTATTTTTTTGTTTTTTTAACATTTTTTATATATATTTGCAATATAGTTTAAGCATGTGTTTTAGACATGCATCAATAATATTTTTAATAACAATTTTTTTATGGAAAACAAAACTTTTGGCGTTAACATTGACGCAGAAGCAGTAAAGAATCAGTATGATGCTGAACAGGAATCTGTTGCAACAAATGCAACACAGAAGAAAACTCAATTCGACACCAAGAATTATCTACAGGCAAGACTTGGTGAAAAAGAGGACACAAAAACTTTAACAATTAGATTATTGCCATTCTCCCCAGAAGGCGGTACTCCATTCTTCAAAGTACACATGCATACCGTGAAGGTAAACAGAGAAATTGCTCCAAATGGTTGGAAGACTTTTGTGTGCCCAACACATAACAAGAAAAACGGAAAACTAATGGGAGAAAAATGTCCTTTCTGTGACATTTCCTCAAAGGCTCGTGAGCTTAAGTCAAAGGCACTTGATGAACCAACTAAGAAAAAGTATGGTGACATAGAGTTCTTAAACAGGGTTAAGGAAATGTGGATTGTACGTTGTATTGAACGTGGCCATGAAGAGGACGGTGTTAAGTTCTGGATGTTTGCATCTTCTCCAAAGAAGAAAGACGGTGTGTTTGACAAAATCATGACAATTGCTAACCAGAGAGCAGCAAGTGCTGCAAGAAAGGGTAACAAGTATTCCATTTTCGATTTGAATAATGGAATGGACCTCATCGTTACCCTAAATAAGACGGCTGACAAGAAGACAACAATTCAAATACTTGATGAAGGAATGCCTTCTCCATTATCAGAAGACTTCGAAAAAGGCATGGAGTGGATTAATGACTCAAAGAAATGGGATGAGGTATATACCTTAAAGCCATATGAGTATATGTCAATCGTTGCACAAAATGGTGTGCCAGTTTACAATAAGGAAGCTGGAAAATATGTAAGTAAGGAGGAAGAAGAAAAGATTAAGCAAGAGGCTGAAGCTGAAAAGGCAAATGAAGAAATGAAGCCTAAGAAGGATTTCTCTGAAATTACAGAAAAACAGGAAAAGGTAAAAATTGTAAACGGTAATGATTATAAAACTGAGGAAGATGGTGATTCTCTTCCATTCTAATTTATGAATTTTAATGAGTAAGTTACGTTATGTATATGGGCCAATGAATTCTGCTAAAAGCATGATGCTATTGGCAACAGCGCATAATCTTGAGGAAAACGGTATTCAGATAATGGTATTGAAGCCTTCACTTGACACCAGGGATGGCGAAGGTGTGATACATTCTAGAACTGGAATAGATGAACGAAAATGTGTTGCTATAAACGAGGAAATGGATTTATATAAAATCATTAAGGCATATAGAAACGTATTAGCATCACAATTTGAAGAACTTAAATGGGTTCTTGTTGATGAGTGCCAGTTCCTTACAGAAAAACAAGTTGACCAGTTATCTGATGTAGTAGATTATCTTGATATTAACGTGATGTGTTATGGATTAAGAACAGATTTCAGGTCAAGGGCTTTCCCAGCATCAAGAAGATTATTTGAAATTGCTGATGACATCGAGGAAGTTAAATGTGCATGCCGTTGCAAAGTAAAGAAAGCTATTATTAATGCTAGGTTTGATGAAAACGATAACATTGTTACAGAAGGTAGTCAGGTTATGATTGGTGGAAATGATATGTATAAGCCACTATGCAGGAAATGTTGGAAAAATAAAATAAAGGATAAAATAGAAAAAGAAAATGCAGAGAATTGATTGTGATAAGCTAATTGGAATAAGAATTTTAAAAGAGAACAATACTTTTGATGAAATCAGCTATGGAATTAGAGATAGCAAGTCTTCAAAAATAATTTCATTTAAGTCCAATAACGAGTTTAATAAATTTATAAGGACACTTAATCTTTTAAAGAAGACATTGGATGAGCAGAATAATGCTGAAAATAATGAAACTAATGAATAATAGATTATGGCAAAGCAACCAGTAAAGAAAAAGAAATTTGACATAAATAGCTTCAAGGAAAGTATGGGACTTAATGTTACTAAAACCAATATGGTTGTGTCAGCAGCAGATAAGCCACAGGATTTCATAGTAATGCCTGAAGCATTCGTAGAAGCTACAAAGCTACCTGGTATCCCAATGGGTGTGACTACAATCATTCATGGTCACTCAAATACAGGTAAGTCATTACTTAAAAACTGTTTGATTGCATCAGCTCAGAGACAAGGCATTCTCCCAATTATCATTGAGACAGAGAATAACTTCTCATTCCCATTTGCTATAAGCTGTGGCGTTGATGCAGAGCCAGTATATGGTGATGTTGAGGTTGAGGAAACTGATATGGAAACTGGAGAAATCACAACTCGTACAGAGAATAGGATTATTAACTATACAGGTAATTTCATTTATTACGATAGTGAAATTCTATTGGAAAAATATGGCAATTTCGACCATGCACAGGGTAAGAGGGTTTCAACAAGGAGAACAGTTCCAGTAATAGAGGATGTTGCAATGTGTGTTAAGGAATATCTTGACAAACAGGATGCAGGAGAGTTACCAGTACCACTATTATTCGTATGGGATTCTGTTGGCTCAATTCCTTCATATGCTTCACTTATGAGTTCTAGAAGTAATTCAATGTGGGATGCAAAGGCATTACAGGAATCATTCAACATTCTTCTTAATAATAGAATTCCTTGTTCAAAGAAGATTTCAAGCCCATACACTAACACATTTGTTGCCGTAAATAAAATTTGGCTTGATTCAATGTCAGCTCCTATGGCAGCACCTTCTGTACAGCTTAAGGGTGGTAATGCATTACTTTATGCATCAAGACTTACAATTCTTCTTGGTGGCCAGATTAAGGCAGCTACACAGAAGCTTACAGCTACAAGTAAGGGTGAGAAATATACCTATGGTCTTAAGACAAAGATTAAGGTTGTGAAGAATCAGCTTGATAGCCCATATAACTTAACCTATGAAGGAACGTTCTGTTGTGTTCCAGATGGAATGGTATCTGAGAATAAACTCGATGAATACAAGAAGGAACATATCGGAAAGATACTTAAACAGCTTAGTCAACAGTTATCAGACGGTGGTAAAGAAACTGAGGTAACTGAAGCTGATATACAGTTTGGTGAAGAAGATGGAGAAGACTAATAGCTGGTATGTGTACGACAGAAGAAATAATAAGTTGGAAGAGTGGCCATTTTATTTCACTCTTCCACCTTCTGAAAAAGGTATAAAGAACAAGAAAAAAGTTATGTAATTATTAAGGTGCTACAGTGTAGTACCTTTTTTTTGTAAAAAATTGAAGATATTTTTTGGCGGTTTCATTTTTTTTTCGTATATTTGTAGCAAGAATATAAAAAATAAATAAAATATGATTACAGTTTTAGTTCAATTAAAGAAGACTGACAAAGTTCTTGGCTATGAATATTATCATGTATTTCATGGCTACATTTCTGAGTTACTTGGCAACGAAAAATACGGATGTCAGGGCCACGACTATGTATATTCTAATATATGTGGTGGTAGATGTACCCCAGAAGGATTTGTGTTCCCAGAAAACCCTTATTTCTATTTGAGAACAGATAATGAAAATGTTTGGAAGAATTTCATAAAGAACATTTGTTCCAAGAAAGAAATTATGGAAGGTTTCTCTGTTGAGGGATTTACAGTTGTCGATACAAAGTTGTCAAAGTCTGTTTTCGAAACAGATGCTTCAACACCAATACTTGTATCAAAAAAGTATAATTTTGTTAACAATCTGTCTCGTGAGGAATTAATTGACAGTGAAAATTATATGGTAGATTCAATAAAGCGTAAAGCTTCTGAAATTGGATTTGCTGTTGACCCTAGTTTGTCAATTAGAATTTTGTTACAGAGAAAGCATCGTAACATTAATTATCGTGGTACTATTAACACTGGTAGAAATTTGAAGATTAGAATCAGCTGCGATGAAAGAACAAAAGAGTTCATTCTTGTGCATGGTATTGGTCGTTCTACTGGTTGTGGTTTTGGTTTCTTAATTTAATATTAATTAGAATATGTATTGTGTAAAATTTAATGGAGGCCCTTGTAGTGTTGGGTATATAAGACCTTGGAATTCTGTACGAGACAGTGAGACCTATTCACTGACGTATCTTCCAACATCATTTATTAACGGTATTGAAGCTGAGCATCACTGCGTTGGTAAGATTCTTAGGCATAAGCTTCGTTTTAGTGGTATGACAAAGGAACTGTTTGTTTCTGAGGAATTGATGGGTCTTGTAAAGCGTGGTTGTGGAAAAAATAAGCATATTGAGTTTCTGCGAATGAGAGAACATGCAATTTCAACAATCCATCAGTTGTCAAATCCAGAGATTATTCTTGGGTTTGAGAAGTTGGAGGATGCTGAGGATGCTGCAAAAAATTCAATATATGTTGGCCAGGAACAATATATGATTTATCCAGTTGAGTTTGATGAAGATTCTAATATTATTGTAGAGCTTACTGATGAAGAGTTCTCAAAGCTTTCTGGAACTGAAACTTTTGCATCAACAGAAGATGACGAAGATGCTGTATATTGCGGCAATAATCGTCAGAAGAATAACGAAAAAATGTTTATTAAAATTGTAAGAACAAAATAATATGCCATACATACAAGCAAAAACCGATATTAAGGATT